GAAGTCGTTGAAAAACCCGCGACCATATTCTTTTCTTGTCTGTTGATTTTATTATTCATTTGGTGTTGAACATCAACATATTGTAAGTCTTTACTTGTATAAAATAGATTAGGATAATCCCTATCTATTACTTGTTGGATTGTTGCCCAACCAATATTATTATTCTCTATAATAAGTATTGCATCATTATATTCTGTTGCTATGGAAACTAACATATTTCCAAAATCTTTTGTGTTGATACGACCCTTATATTCTGCTACTTGTTCTAAGTTTTCAATATCAATAACGTGAAAAGCAGAATAGTCTGCTGAGTCTCCACGACCAACATCAGCACATACAATGTAATTTTTTGAGTAATTAGGTGGTTCCCATATCCAACAATTACTATCAATGCCTCTTTTTTCTATTGGGTCTTTACATTGTTCTTTTCTAAGTTTTTCTAATATAATCGCATCTATTACACCAGTACCAGAAGTTAAGAAGTCACAATCACATTCTTGTGCTGCACTTGAAGGCCCAAGTAAAGTATCTTGTTCTTTCCTCCAATCTTCAGTTCTGTCTGGATGTACCGTCCAATGTAATTTGATTGGATTAAACATACCACGACCCTCTTCTGCATCTACCCAAGTTTTGTGAAACCAATTACCTACACCATTAGGTGTAGAAAGAGCGATACAACTACCACCCGTTGTAAGTGTTTGTTGTGATGCAGTCCATATCTCATCAATCTTATCAATAAAAGCAGCCTCATCAAGTATCAATAATGATAGAGCTTCTGAACGAGCTGCCTCAGGCCCACTTGATACTGCTTTAATCTGTGAACCATTCATATATCGTAGGTTCAATTTGTTGTCCTCAACACATTTTTGTTTTAACCAACTCGGTAAGTTTGCGTGCATAACACGAACTTTCGTAACCAAGTTTTTTGCCACTTCTTGTTTCGTTGCAATTACCAAGATGTTTTTATCTTGGTGAAATGTCATCATCCAAAGACCATAACCTGCCGTCAATGTGGAAATACCTAATTGTCTGGCTTTCAAAATTACATTAAATCTGTTTTGGTGAAATTCATTAACTGATTTTTCTTGAAAGTCATACAATTCAAAAGGTATTTTGCCTCGAATCGGGTGTTGTATCATACAATATTTTTTCATAAAATATGCAGGGTCTTGTGCACACTTTATATACTCTTGTTTGATTACTTCTTTTATTTGTTCTGCCATTAGTCTACTATTTGACCTGCCAATCTAACTGATGTAGCAGTCAACACTACTCCATATGTAAAGTATAACCATTTATTTTCATACCATTTAGGTTGAACGAGTTTTACTTTTTGTTCAAGTAGTTTGTTGGTGTCTTTTAGTAGATTAAGTTGGGTAGTTTTATTTGCTATCAACATAGAATCTATGACTGATGTTTCCTCATAAAGTTTAATTTGTGATTCTAAATCCATTACCAAAGAAACATTTAGACTATCTTTTAGTTCTAATTCCTTAATAGTATTGGTAAATCCTAAAACTTCTTCCTCAGTAAAGGTATAGGTTTTAGTTTCATTAACTTCTTGAGAGTATAAAGCTCCCATTAATAATATGTAAATTAAATATCTCATATATATAAATATATATTACTTACTAAATTTCTTCAAAAATTTTACCGCTTCGTCAGCATTATCTTCTTTTACTGCTTCTGATGCTTTTTCAATTTGTTTTTTAGTAGTTGTAACTTTTCTTTTTAACTTAGCTACTTCTTTTTTGTTAACTCGTTTCTTTGATTCAAGAACTTTTACTTCTTTTTCAAGTTCTTTAACTTCGTTATCTTTAACTTTGATTTGTTTATCAAGTTCTTTGACTTCTTGTTTCTTGTTTCCACCAAAGAATAGGTTTAATATCGCTTGTATGATATTCATTATTGTGCTCCTTGTAGTTCATTTTGTGCTTTTTCTACGATTTCTCGTTTTTCTTTAATAAAGTCTCTTGCTTCTGATATGGTTTTTTCAAATTCTTTTTCACCCATTTCCCACTTTTCAGCTTCTAATTCTGGATTATTTACACCAACTTGGTTAAACCACTCTTTTTTACCGCCAGTTTTTTCAAAGTCATCTAAACTTTGTTCTAAATCTTTTAATTGTGATTTTTGATTTTCTAACATTTTTTGTTGTGCCCAATTATCAAACTCACCTTTGATTCTTAATTTATTTTCATAATCTATTTGACAATCGAAACAATGTCCCATTAGTCTCCAAAATTTATTATCAAGTTGTTTCTTCATTGCTTTATCACATTTTGGACAAAACCAAGGCATTCTAGCTGATGCCATTGTATCAGTTAATTCTGATTTTCTTGTTTTACCACCAAGGTCTTCTTGTTTACCCTCGTATCCTACTTGAACATAATCTTTTTCGGTTTTACCCGTGGTCATTAAATCTTTTAATGCTTTATTTTGTCTTTCTGCTTCTTTACTATAATTTGCCATATAACTCCTTAAAATTTTAAACTACCTAATATTTGATTGATTGGTGCAAATGCTCCTGTGAATTTGTATATGTTTCCTTTGTATTTGAAAACCAAGCCTTCACTTGGAACGATTGCACTTGAACCACCGATAGCTTCTAATTTTTCTATTTGTATTCTTAATTTTTCTAACTTTGCCAGATTGTCTGGTTTTTGTAAATCTTTTAATGCTTTTGCCACATCTTGTCTAATTTTTTGAACTGCCGAATCAGGTGATACCGCTAAGAAACCTGACATATTTTTTAATATTTCTGCACCTACTTGAAAGAACAATATCTCAAATGGTTTTATATTATCTTTAAACATTTTCGTATGATTTAGTTTGTCTGTATCTAATACCCATTTGTTAAATTCTGGATTACCTTTAAAGTCTTTTCTTATTTGTGGTATTTTGTAAGACTTGTCGAAAAATGCCCAACGATTAACCAACTTGATGAATTGGTCAGGTTTAATATTTACTTTAAATTGTTTAGCCGCGTTGTAAACATATTCTTTCCAAAATGCCTCGTGATACTGACCTAATCTATCTGTATCTTTTAATCCATATTGTCCTTGTAATTTATTTAATTTATTTAAAAATGTATTTTTCTTTGTTCCAAAATTTTGAACTTTACTCATTCTTAAAAAGTTAGGTTTACTAATTTTAAATGTTTTTTGTATATTTTGATTTATTTGTTGTATCATACCTTGTAACATACGAGCCGCTTCCTTTGAGTATCCTTTTGCTCTACCACTTTCATCATATTCAGTAGTTCCGTGAAATACTATCTCAGCGACATCATAATCAATAATGTTTGCTGTTTGTGGATATATAACCTCTAAATTCATCCATTTAGTCCCATTACCAAAAACCTTTTTCTTTTGTGGCTCTGATAATGAACCTATTGACTTTTCTAAATCTCTCATCGCTCCGACAAACGCTTTTTTAATTTGTCCTCTACCGGCAAACATACTTGCAATACCTGCAGTTGTTGGTGCATTTTTACCACGATTTTTCAAATGACCTTTGTTTCTAGCTGCTTTTAACCTTCCGTCAACCCAACTTACCATTAGATTTTGCCCGTCAAGTTTTTCAGAAACATTATCTTCACGATTTAGTTTTCCTGCCAATCCATTAATAATTATGTTTCTCAAATCTGAAAACGTCAAATTATTATCATCAAACGGGTGATTCATATGTCCGTATGCTCCACCCTCAGTTAAAAATACTTTTTTTACATCTTCAACAAATCTTTCAGCTAATGGTGTTTCTTTTTCAGGTGTTACATCTTTTGCTTTCGTAACAATACCAGGTGTTCCTATTGATTCCTCACCAAAAAATTTGACAATTTCCCAACCATACTTTGTAAGGTTTTCTAAATTTTTTCTTTGTTCCTCTTTATATTTAGGAAATGGATTATCAACTGAATCAGTATTTTTTCTATTTTGATTTATTGTTCTTCCGTATGTTACGGTTGTGGTACGGTCTTGTTCGTATTCATCTGCCATAATAGTAAATGCCATATCAGCAGTATCTCTGATTGGGTGGTCAATCACTTCCCAACCTAATATTTCTGCGTGTTCTGGTGATACTCTATAATAATCATCTAATGAACCAAAAAAGTCATACATACCTTCATCAGACATATCACTACCATTGAAAAAGTTTCCAAACGAAGAAGCTTCTTTCATTAACTTTTTAACTTGTGGTTGTTTATAAAATTCAAACAATTTTCCAAATCTTGATGTCATCATTTCATATGTAGATTTATCAAAGTATCCAAATGTTTTTCTGAATATCTGTTGTCTTTTCTTTTCATCAAACTTAGGACTACCTAATAAATTACGAATTTCTGTTCCA